GTTATTAGAAAATAATTTTAATTGAATTTTTTTGTTTTTTTTCTTCAAAAAATTTTTTCCTATCAAAATCCTTGAAAATGATAAATCGTACGCAACAAAAAGTTTATTTTTAACATATGGACAACCAAATTGGCACAGTATGATTGAAAACTATCATGGATTTAAATTATACAATAAAATATTTGATTATGAATTTGATAGTATACAAAACCCAGTACTTCGATTAATTAAGCTAATCGAAATGATTTTAAAATTTCAACATTTATCTGTTGACGATTGGCACGATTTATATCTAATGGAAAAAGATACAATCGAACATAACTACGAGCACTATTATAGTAAAAGTTATCTAAAAAATCTTGCAAAATTTATTTAGATATCGTACTATAAACACAACATACAAGGAAAAACATCATGGCAAAACCTTTTGACGTAAGCAAGTTTAGAAAAGACATTACCAAGAGCATCGACGGCCTTAGTGTAGGATTTAACGACCCAACAGACTGGATTAGCACAGGTAGTTATGCACTTAATTATTTGATCAGTGGAGACTTTTATAAAGGTGTACCGCTTGGTAAAGTTACTGTACTAGCAGGAGAATCGGGTGCAGGCAAAAGTTACATTGCATCAGGTAATATTGTTAAAAATGCACAAGAACAAGGTATTTTTGTAGTGCTAATTGACAGCGAAAACGCTCTTGACGAAAGCTGGCTACATGCACTAGGTGTTGATACCAGCGACGAAAAACTACTTAAACTAAACATGGCTATGCTTGATGATGTTGCTAAAACTGTTAGTCTGTTTATGAAAGACTATAAAGCCATGCCAGACGAAGAACGTCCAAAAGTATTGTTTGTAATTGACAGTCTTGGCATGATGATGACACCCACTGAACTCAATCAGTTTGATGCAGGTGACATGAAAGGCGACATGGGTCGTAAGGCTAAAGCACTTAAAGCACTGGTTACTAACTGTGTTAACATGTTTGGCAGCTACAATGTAGGACTTGTGGCAACTAATCACACTTATGCAAGTCAAGACATGTTTGATCCAGATGACAAAATTAGTGGTGGTCAAGGCTTTATCTATGCATCTTCAATTGTTGTAGCAATGAAAAAACTAAAACTAAAAGAAGATGAAGATGGAAACAAAACAAGCACTGTAAATGGTATTCGTGCAAGTTGTAAAATCATGAAAACACGCTATGCCAAACCTTTCGAAAGTGTACAGGTTAAGATTCCATATGAAACTGGTATGGATCCTTACAGTGGACTTATTGATATTTTCGAAGCAAAAGGTATTCTAGTTAAGCAAGGCAATCGTTTACGTTATGAGACCAAAGCCGGCGAGGAAATGATTGAATTCCGTAAAAACTGGACAGGCGATAAGCTTGATGTAATCATGAAAGAAATGGCAGGTGTTGACATCCTCAGCATGGAAGATGTTGATGAAATCGAACAAAATGTGTTTGAAGAAGTAAATACACCAGAAGATAACGAGGCTGTTATCCAAGATTAAAAAAGGCGATAAAATTGGATATTAATACAGTAGAAATTTGCTGGAGCATACTTCAGCGATACATTAAAAGTGCAGACGAAGCACATGCAGTAGGTCATCTAGTTACAGAAATAATCGATAGCGGAATCAGAGACGAAGATTTAAAACGTTTAGCAGCTATTGACGAAGTGTTTGCTGACGCAGTTGCTGAACACAAAGACAGCGAAGAAGACGACTATTGGTATGAGGACGAGGATAGTTAGGAATAAATGACTTGGTATAACAAAGTCACACAAGATATTTCTTACTTGCCTGATTTTATTGATCACTACAATCGAGAATTAGAATCAGCAAAGTATGAATGTGGTATCAAAGGTGTTGTTGAACGCAACATCAGTGCGCTGCCGGGTATTACAGAACATAGATTTAATCAACTTCAAGAAATTGAAGCAGTGTTAAATTACATGAATATTCAGCTACGTAAAATACGCCGCAAGCATTTTCAGAAATATCTTGAAAACTATCAACGTGCACTTAGCAGCAGAGATGCTGAAAAGTACGTCGACGGTGAAGATGAAGTGATTGATTATGAAACATTGATCAATGAAATAGCATTATTGCGCAACAAATGGTTGGGTGTTATGAAAGGTCTCGATACCAAGCAATGGCAATTGGGACACATTGTAAGACTGCGAACAGCAGGCATGGAAGATGTTACCATATGAGAAAAGAACCCAATAGTTTAGAAGTATTAGAACTGCTTGGCGAACATCATGATTTTATGGAAACTGTTAAAAACATTGCTGTAATTGACGATTCAACTGGTGATGACTGTGCTTGGTGGAGTGATTATCGTTCATATGAAGAACAAACCAAGTCTCAGTATAGTATTAAGAATTTTGTTAGAAAAAATCAATGTCGTGGAAAAAACAAAAGATCTAATGTTAAGTTTATTACAGCAGACATGAGTGACACAGGTGCTGAACCAAAAAGTTTTGAAGTTATCTGGGCAAACAACTGTTTGCAACGTAGTGTAAATCCTTTTAAAACATTGTCACATTGGTGGGACTTGTTAAAAGAAGATGGTATGCTGATACTGAGTGTTCCGCAAACCAACTACATCGACGATCTTGCACGTTGGCAAGTTCACGGATACAGTGGTGAATATTTCAGTTGGAATATGATTAACCTTATACAAAGTTTAGCAGTATGTGGGTTTGACTGCAGAGACGGGCATTTTAAACAAGTCAGACACGATCCTTATATTTGGGCAAGTGTTTATAAAGGCAGTACACCACCGCAGGATCCTGCTACTACCAGTTGGTATGATCTCAAAGATTTAAATCTTACACCAGTTTATTTAGATGATTGTATCAATAGATTTGGTTATGTTAAGCATGAACTATTAAAAGTAGAATGGTTAGATCATAGAGTTTACGACATTGCTGTAGAAAGCCTTCCATAGCTGATTCAGAGGTAAACCTTCTGCAATTTCATCTACAGTGTATTCAGTCCAAGCAAGATCGTTTAACCATTGTGTTCTGTCTACAGTAGACGGATGTTCGATTAACTCAAGATTTTTATAACTGTTAGCAACAGGACTTGCTAAACTGCTAGGTCCTACAAACGCAGGTGTTCCGTTTATAACAGCATGCACACCTGGGTTGCTGCTCCAGTTTATTACAGCATATGCACGATCAAATGCTAAATCAAAGTTATCGTATGTTCCAGATACATGCTGTGGTTCTTGTCTATACACATGCTGATATTGATGCTCTATACCAGGTAACCTACATCTTGGATGTGGTCGCAGTACAATATCTCTGTTGCTATGTAACTGTAGTGTTTCGATAGTATCCATTACCCAACGACTCATTGGGGGCATGTCCTGCCACTGTAAACTTTTATCGTGTTGAGCACATATTAATATATAGTCACCGTTTTTGTTCCATGGTTTTAAAGCAAGTCCCATGGAATTGCTACGGCTACTATCATTGCTACTACCATTGCCAAAATAAGCATCTCTATTAATACCATTTAATCCTACCTTCCAGGTTTCTCCACGTTTAATACCACCAACTTCTGTTACAATAACAGGACGATTGTTACTTCTATAGTGTTTCCATACAGCCTGGTTTGGTGCCATGCGTCCGTGCCACAACACACTCCATATAACAGCCGCATCTGCATCCATGCTTTCTTTAACCAGTTCAAAGCCTTGATCACTTAAACTGTTTAAAAAAGCATCATATGGTTGTTTTCCATTTAGTGCTACACTATCAGGCCAATAACTGATCTTCATGTAAATATTTATTGTATAAATATGCGTATATAATAATTTGGAAGCATCAATGAGCAAATATCAAATGGTCACTACTGTACACCATAGCGGATATGAACTGTACGGTAAGAAAATGATTGATAGTTTTTTAAAACATTGGCCAGAATCGCAGAGCCTAGTAGTTTACACAGAAGGTTACAGTCTAGCACCAGAACATCAAAACAACAGTAGAATCATCAGTAGAGATCTATTAGCCAGCAGTCCAGAGTGTGTAGACTTTAAAAACAGACACAGAGACAATCCTCGTGCAAATGGTTATGTAGAACCAAGACGCCAGGATCCAGATTTCAAATACGATGCAGTGAGATTTTGTCATAAAGTGTTTGCACTGTATCATGCATATAAAAACAGACAGCCAGATGTTGACAGCATTATTTGG